GCAGCTTCAGTGTCAAAATATAAACAATAAGCATCTGGATTATTATCCAGAAAGTGCTTAACAACTGCTAGAGAAAAAAATGTTTTTCCAGTAGAAGACTCTCCAGCGATAGCAGTAATCTTATTGCCAGATACACCACCAAAAATACTCCCACTCACAAGGGCATTAAAAATATAAGATCCTGTATCAACATAGGATTCTGATTCATCTATATCTGAGGCAAGTTGCGTATACTCCCCCCCAATTTCTTTTACAATATCTTTTAAAAAGTCCATAGTTTATGAAAAAAGTAAGTCTAAAGTGTTTTTCTTTTCCACATTCCATCCAATGCAGTTAAGAATATTTTTGATTGGTTCAATAAAGCTCTTTTCAAATTGAAGATCATAATCTACATATTTGGAAAGTCCAAGTTCTTTGGGAAATTGTTGGATAAAAGAAATTACATTCTCTCTGATTGGATTAGCTTTCTTCAAATAACAAAATTTAATTTTTTCTCCATTATTAATTACTGGATACTTAGAGTCTAAACCTTTGTCTCTTATATAATAATTATACAACAATGCTCCCCTAGTGTGAATAGGAGTTCCCTTTTCGTAGATTGAAGATACTGATCTATACTTAGTAAGTTCATTAACTGATCTAGGGAAAGAAATACTCTCTGGAGAAAGAGTAAAAAATTCTTTTCTAAATCTATTGATGAAGTCAATCAAATCATCTTCAGTCTTATTCATAATAATATTAAGAGCTTCTTTAATCTTAACCCTACAAGGGGCTGGAGTAGATGATTTAACTGCCTCAATGCCCATCATCTTTAGTTTAGGTTCAGAGTACCTGACTCCTTCACTATCCCACACATTAAGAATATAACGCTTTTTAGCAGTCCAAATTCCACGATCAGCAATATTTTCACGTTTCATTTGCATCTTCTGCTCATAAGCATTTACATAGTTCGCCAATTCTTGGTAAGAACTCTCAATATATTTTTCAAATTCCACCTGACAGATCTTGTCAAGGAAATTGACAATGCCTTCAGTAGTTTTCTCTCTTCCCTTGTATACAGTCTCAACCAAAGGACCCAAATTAAGATAGATGGAATCAGTATCCACAGCAATGACATAATCCTTTCCCTCAGTTTTCAAAATTTTGTTAAGATGATTATTCATTTTATTTTCAATCCACCTGATTGAAACTTGTCCAGAAAGAGTTACTGCTTCTGCATTTTCAAGTTTAAAGTATCTAAAAAATTCATTACCAACAGCACCATATGCAGAGTTGAGTGAAATCTTCTTTGCCATTTGAATGTTATTGCATCTTGCAATTTCTTTCATTAGATCAGTTGTTGGTGTTTTTTCATACTCTTGCTTTGCCTCAAGCATTTTCTTTTTATAGATGACACGATCACTGTACATCTTTTCCATCAATTCAGGAAGAAATCCTCTGATGTCCTTCCTATACATTGCACCATTAGCACAAACTGCATAGTCTTTATACTCAGAAAAATCTATAGTTTTATTTAAGATTTTATCTACTGATGCACTGGGATGTCTAATATCAACAAGAGTCTCTGGACTAATATTGTATTGCATAATCAAATGAGGATACAGTGAGTTAAGGTCAAATGACACAACCCAATCATATCTGCCTGGTATTGGCTCTTTTACATACGCCCCAGCAAATTTAGCATCCTTTTTAGTGTCTTTTTTGAATGGAATTACTATTCCCTTTTCCCTCAAATAATTGTAGATGATAGAATCCCAGGTTCTTACTTGAAAGAATACATCATTATAATTTACTTTAGCATCATATGCCATTGTAATTGCAAGTTCAATCAGTTTCATTTTGTCTTCCAAACGGTCAACAAGTTCCACGTCTTTGATGTTGTATTCTACAAACTTTTGCCACCCATTAGTATAGAAATCCTTAAAGGTATCAAACTCTGAGTGATCTAATTTCTTTTGCCCTAGTTCTACTTCTGCAATATGATCTAGACGATATGATTATCTATTAGTATATGTAAACTTCTTATACAATTCAAGGTAGTCAAGAATAGTAATTCCAGCTATATCATACCTAATATTTGTCCTTCCTTTTATAATGACTTCATTTTCAGTAACAATTCCCCAAGGAGAAAGTTGTTTTGCTACTTTCCCCCCAAGAACTCTAGACAATCTCCCATAAATGTATGGAATGTCATATAGGTCACAGTTCCATCCTGTAACAACTTCTGGAGAATTATTTTCCCACCAAAAAATAAACTTATCTAAAAGATCAGATTCACTATTACATTCATGATAAGTCACATTTTCCTGTTTATTTGAAAATGATTTCACTCCCCAAGTAGTAATTTCCTTAGTAGTATAATCTTGAATAGTAATAGTTAATAGTTCTTCTGAGCAACTCTTAACATCAGGAAATCCATTTTCAGAAGCAACCTCAATGTCAATTGTAATTAATTTGATTTTAGAAATATCAAATTTAATTTCTTGAGGGTAGTTATCTGAAATATACTGATTGATATATCTAGTATTTCCGTATATTTGAAAATTATCTATATTTTCATACTTATTAATAAATTCTCTGGTTTCACGAATAGTTCCTGGTTTTATTTCCTCTACAAAATTCCCCTCAAGGGTTTTGAATTTTGTGTTTTTATTAGACTGTACATATAGAGTAGGATAAAATTCCTCCCTATTTTTATAATGCTTTCCATTAGAGAATCCTCTGGAAAGTATTTCATTCCCAACAAGAACTACATTCGTGTAAAAGTTCATTTAATAGTCTTCAAATAAAGTTCAATTTGATCTGGTTTTGGATCTACAATAGTAAAGATTGAATCTGAATGGATTTTAATTTCTTTCTGATCAGTAAAAGAAGGCCATTTTTTCATGTCATAGGTAGTAGAATCAGAAACAAACATTTGAACTGGATTTACCAACTTACAATCTGGTTCTCCCAAATCTGCCCCTTCTACTTCATGGACTTCTGAGATTAAGATAGAATCATTCTTCAGAATCAGAATTTTCAGATTTTGCATTTAAATTCTCCAAATAGGAATTAACAACTTCATCAATTGGGTCAACAATAGTTACTACCCAATCTGATGGAATTTTGAAAGTTTTGTCTTTTGACAGTGGAGCATAAGGATAGAAAGTAAGTCTGTTTTCATCTAACCTAGTAACATAAGGGTTTGTGATTTGATACCACTTCCCAAGAACATCTTCTGCAGTTACATCAGCAATGACATCTTCGTAAGACTTAAGAATCAAAAGTTTAATAGACATAATTTTCTAAGGTAAGTGTTTTGTCTTGTAATTTTAAAATATGATCTGCAAGTTTATCTATGTATCCATTGTTTCTGAGTTCTTTGAAAACTATATTTTCAAAAGAAAACTCCCCACCTTTGTCTAAACCTGCATTTCTCATATCTCTAAGTTTAGATAAAAGACCTTCTAGCACTTCTTCATTTGTAGCACTAGATATTGTCCTATCTATTTTTCTCATCATATCACGAACTTTGGTCTTCAGCAAGTCCCTGTCCAAATCTCCAGTAAATTTTCCTGGAAGCATTAACCATTTTTTATATTTTAAGGAATATACTCCTTGATTTTTTCTACGCTTTTTGCCAATGTCTTCTACATATGGTTCTATATCATGACCATAAACTTTTGCTTTGTGAGTCAATTTCCAAAGTTGTTTCTTATCTTCATACACATCAGACATTAAATCTGGACACTCAGTTGCCTTTTCTACATCAACTACAATGTGCAAATCCAAATCTGAATATCTAGTGTAATTATATCCTGCATTTCCCCCCAACAATAATATATCCTGGACATTACTCTTCTTAAGTCCTACGAAATCTATCCAAGCATCAGCAACTTTTAATAGATGATTGTGAACTTCTGTCTTTAACTTTTCGCCAACCCAAAACTTAGGATTTAGTTCAGTATTAACCTTAAATGATATTTGTTCTTGAACGAACTGACTATACCTTTTCATTAATCACTTTTTATAGGTATTTATAAAAAGGGGGGAAGAGGATGGTCTTAGTCATCCTTTCCCCTGCGCCGACGATATTCTTAACTATTTAGAACCAAACTTTCTTCTTTTGATGTTCTGGAACAATTTTGCAAAGTTTAACTGTGAGAAGACCATCCTCAAAGGTCACATCCTTTACTTCTACATCATCAGAGATTGTCCATGTTCTGGTGAATGCTCTATTAGCGAGTCCTTGGTGAACATACTCTTTGTCAGAATTAACTTCTCTCTCTCCTTCAATAAAGAGTTTATTATTTTCTGTATAAACAGTAAGTTGCTTTTTCTTAAATCCTGCTAGAGCAACTTCCAATCTAAATTCAGTATTACTTTCTTTGATTACATTATAAGGTGGATAGTTTGTATCTGTCTGATGGAGTGCTCCAAATCTATGAAACCATTCATCCATGCCAATAGAATATTTGTCAATATCATTTAGAAATTTTTCAATATTTCCTGTATTGTATTTTGATAGTGTGTACATGATAGACCTCTTTAAGCATCTGTGATTATGGACCCCTAAGGCATCCATTATTAATTATACAAGATTCAATAAAAAAGGGGGTGTGGAACCCCCTACAAAATCATTCAGTTCCTTCTACCTTTTTTTTCTTAGATCCAATATTATACTTTGTTTCAAGAACCCAATCATCTTTGTCCTTGTATGAAAGGACTTTAATTTGATTTAGGGGAGCAATATCTTGAATTTTGCTAGCATCAACTATATCAATCAGGCCCCAATCAACAAGAAGTTGAATTATTCTATTACGTCTCTGTAGATCATTGATGGTAATATTTGCATGTTTTCCATCAAGTGCAAAAAGTTCTTTAAAATGCACCAAATAATATCTACCTTGCTTATGTAATATATGGCAAGATTGATATAGTTTTTTCTCTTTCCTTGATGCTACACCAATTCTAGTAAGAGTTTCACGAACCTTCAAAAAATCATCAGGCTCATTAAGAATGACTTCCACCATATGGTTTGGTGTCCATTAACAATACTCATTTTGCTCCTCCAGTTTCAAGTTTAGATTTAATGAAGTTTAATTGTTCCTTAGTAAGAATATTTAGAGCTTGTTTTGCCTTTTCATTACTATAACCATAGTAAGATTTAACTACTTCAAGATCTTTTATGTTTTCTTTCCTTAACCAAGCAGAGTATCTCTTCTTGGTTCGCAAACTATTTATAAAGAAATCATATTGTAACTTTTTATCTAGTGCATGATATAGATTCATTTCATTGGCATATAACAAAGTATCTATAGTTCCAGAAAAACATCTATTGATAATATAGGGAGCATAATCTTTTTTAGAATCTGGATATTCATCCATGATATTAATTTTAGATTGATTGATAGACTTCAACCAATCATTCAATTCAAATTTCATAATTAAGTAGAATTAACTCCTTTCTCTCATGTTGTTCTTTCATATAATCTCCCACAGATCTCATTGTGTAGGTGTGGGCAAACTCAATTGCTTTCCATTTTTTAAATCTTTCTCTAACCAATTGATCTGAATTATAACTTACCATCATATCCATAGTATGATTATCACAATCAGTAGCAAACTTATCGTGATCAAATCCTTTGTGCATTGATCCTCTGTTCCCATAGAGGTTATCCTTAATGTCATAAGGAGGATCAAGATACATAAAGGAACCCATATTTCCATCCATAAGACAGTCATAGGAATAGTTAGTTATTCGCCATTCTTTAATCAATTTAGAATACTCAGGAAGTTTTTCAATCCCTCTAATACTAAAGTTATTTTCAGATGCTTGAGCAGAAAAAGATGAACTTTCAGTAAGACCAGAAAAAGAACACTTGTTGACAATATAAAATGCTGCAGCTCTGTACAATGCTGGTTGATCTTTTTTATTCAAATCTTCCTTACACTCAAGAAAAAGATCTTTGGCAAACTTAGGAGTATCATATAATATTTTTTTATCTAGAATCATTTCCTTAAGATCAACTCCAGACATTTGAAGTTGCTGCCAGAAGTTTACCAAAGGTTCATAAAGATCATTTACCCAAATATCTAAAGATGGAAACATCTTGGTGATATAAATTGCAGTGCTTCCTCCTCCAAGAAATGGTTCTCTAAATTCATCATAATTACGAAGATCTGGAAAATATTGTGCTAACTTTTTGATAGCTCTAGATTTTCCACCAGGCCAACGTAAAGGTGTTTTAATATCTTTCATTTGAATTTACACTCAACCATAATTTCAGTCAGTGCTGCCAAAAGATTAATCTCTTGATCTGCAACAAAGGCACTTTGATATTGATACTTAGCAACAACCAAAACAGCAGCAGCAATGCTAGGACCTTCCAGATGCTCATAGAGAGCATCATAAACCCTACGCAAGATAATACCAGCATCATTGTCTAGATTGGAAACAACCCATTTTCTAACCTCAGCAAATTTCTTTTCTTTGAGGTTTTTGATAAGATCATTTACAGCAACATCAGAGAAAGTGGCAAGAATACCAGAATCAATTTCACCTCCAGCAGAGTATCTTTGACACTCATTCAACACTCTCCTCCAATCTGGAAAGTGCTTATTAATTATTTCAATAATGACTTTTTGATCATACTTAACACTCTCCTGATCCAAGATTTGTTGGATTCTTTTGAAAAAACTTCCTGCAAGTTTTGCTTTCTCTTTTCCTTTGATTGAGAAGTCGACAACTGCACATCTGGAATGAAGAGGTTCAATAATTTTGTTCTTGTAATTGCAGGTAAAGATAAATCTGCAGTTCTTATAGAATGTCTCAATGTTAGCCCTAAGAAGGAGTTGTACATCTGAGGTTGTGTTGTCAGCCTCATCAATAATGATGACCTTGTGTTTTGCATCTGAAGAAAGTGAGACGGTCGAAGCAAAGTTTTTTGCTTGGTTCCGTACCGTGTCCAAAAATCTTCCCTCGTCAGATCCATTGATGACATAAAAATCTGCTCCTAGTTCATGGCATAGTGCTTTTGCTACTGTTGTTTTTCCACATCCTGCAGGTCCAGAAAGGAGAAGATTAGGCACTTCTCCCCCTTTAACAAAATCTTTAAATGTTTTTTTGATTCCCTCAGGCAAAATACAATCTTCAATAGTCTTAGGGCGATATTTTTCCACCCAAAGAAATTGCTCTTTCATAATAAAATATAAAAAGGTTAACTAAAATGATCAATTAAAAGTAGAATCTGGCTCCAAAGCAACAAAGTATGTAAGATTATACTTTGAATTCATAAACTTAGATGATTGTCTCTGAGAAATAATTACATCATAAGATCCTGGAATAATTTTAATATTCTCAACTTTGAAGTTAAAGACAAATTCAGAATTGGTTTCTCCAACTACAATAGAATACTCATTAGAAGTATCATTGTTTTTATCTCTGACAACCAAACGAATAACACCACCTTCTCCAACTGCAGAAAGATCTGGAAGCTTATAAACTGCAGATGCCTTAATCAACTTGTCTAGTTGAGAGTGTTCCAACTGAAAACAAACATCTTCAGATGGTAGATTAACCTCTTTATCTGGAGGAGTGAAAATTACTTCTGGATCTGCATAAAAATATTTTACTCTACGCTTTCCTTCTCTAATAGTAATATAAGTTTCATCAGTAAAATCTAAATCAGGATCTTGATGGAGATTTAATCCATTCAAAAACTCATTTAGATCATAAATTGCAACATCTTTTGGAAAATCTTCCTCAACATTTGCCTCAGCATAAATGTTTTTGAGGATGCTCATAGTCCTAAGTTTAGACCCTTTCTTAATCAGAATAGACTGATTAATTGTAGAAAAGTTTTTAAGGATTGTAATTGTGTTATCAGTAAGTTTCATAGTTTGAGGTTTCAGTTTCACTTATTATCAACAAGATTGAGATGATTAATCAAAAGGATAGTGTAGTGCAGAACTTTAAACAAGTCAGCACGAGGAGTTCCTTTAGTATCATATCTATCAATATACTTTGTCACATTGCCAGCACAAAATCCTTCCCTGCGATTATGTTTAATTTTGTCTAGGGTTTGTTCTTTACCTCCACCAGTCCTATCAACATAATGTTGATTATACGTGCTTGCAATGTATTCTTCTAGATGCTTTAGAATCTTGTCTTCATTATACTTCCAAAAGTGATTTTGATTATCACATTTTTTACATCCTTTAGTTTTACTTACATCAATCATAGAATCTGAATTAATAGTAAATTGATACTTATCAAATTCAGAACTTTTTTCTGGCATTTCAGACATAATCAATAATACATTTCAAGGTTAATCTAGAATAAATTCTTCAAAAAGTCAAGTCAAATCCATCATACTGAACCCTTTGACTTTAGAAAATTTTACCACATTTTCAAATTTATCAATTAATTCATCTGTTTTATGCGAAATAACAAAAACATTAGATTTACTTATTACATGTTTAATGATTCTAATGAAATTATCTGTTCCAAAATCATCTAAAGAACTATCAAATATTTCATCTAAAATTAATAGGTTGGTGTTGATTGAATTTTTAACTTTAGCAATCTCTCTCCAAGTAAACAAAAGGGACAAATCAATTCTCATCTTTTCACCCTCACTAAAAGAAGAGTAAGAAAAATCTTCATAAACAGGATTCAATGCCTTCTCATTAAATTCTTGATCCAATGTAAAGTTGACTGGAAATTCAAAAATTTCTAAGTATTTGTTTAAATTTTTATTAATAAGGGGTAAATATTTTTTTATAATTTTAGTTTTTGCTCCATCATCTTTAAGCAAAAGATGTACAAATTCATAGTTTAACAATTCTTCTTTTTTGTTAGAAATACTTTCTACAGTTTCATTAAGAGTTACTTTTAGTTCATCTAACTTTTCATATTCAATATTAACATCTTTGTTTCTACTGGTAAGTTTTTGAATTTCTTGTTGTAAATCTCTGCCCTGCTTTTCAAGTTCAGAGATTTTAATATTGTTAGAATTGATTTCATTGTTTAGTTGAGTAATCTCCTTTGTAAGATTTAAAAAGTTAATTTCATTGGCTTGCTCTTGCTTGATTGTTGCCTGAAGTTCTTTACATGCTAGTTCAATTTCCTTCAGTTTAGTATTAGACTCTTCTACTTTATTTAATCTAAATTTATCCTCTATCTTTTGTGTGCAAGTTGGACAAGTTGAATTCTTTTCGAAAAAAGATTTTTCTTCAGTTATTGAAGAAACTTTTTGTTGAAGTTTATACTTGATAGAGTCAAGTTTTTTCAACTTTTCTTGTGCAGAAGAAGTTTTTTCTGTATCTTTAGTCTTTTCCTTAACCTTTAAATTAATTTTATCATTAATAGATATTAATTTTTTTATACTTCCCTGTACTAAATCTAACTTTACCTCTTTGTCACTAATATCTTCTTCTGCTCTTTTTTCTAATTCAGATATAAACTTAGATTGCATTTCAATTTTATCTGAAATATTTTGCCTTTTATATTGAATCTCTTTTACTTCATCCCTCAAAAGTTTAATATTGTTCTTGGCTATATCATTCATTGCAGAGAATAATTTAATATCCAAAAGATCTTCTACAACTTCTCTCCTATTCTGAGTAGAGAGTTGCATGAATGGAATAAAGTTTGTCGCACCAAGAACTACAATTTGTATGAATGATTTATAGTTTAATTTTAATATGGATTGCTCTAACCACTTTTGCTGGTCTACAGAAGATGCTTCTTGATCTAAGACTGTATTGTCCCTGTAAATCTTAAATACAGCAGGTTTAATGCCTCTAACAATTTTCCAAAAAGTATTGTCTATGGAAAATTGAATCTCAACCAGGCAATCCTTATCGTTCATAGAATTGACTAATTGATTTTTATTAATTTTTCTGAATGGTTTATTGAACAGTGCAAATGTAAGAGCATCTAAAAATGTACTTTTCCCAGCACCATTCTTACCCACAATTAAAGTAGACTCATGCTTATCTAACTCTATTTCTGTCCAATAATTTCCAGAACTTAGAAAATTTTTATACTTTATTGTTTGAAACTTTAACATAATCTGGAGGGACTACAATGTCATTTGGAGTAATTATTGCGTATTCATATCCTAAATGATTACATGCCATAATGGCAACCTCTTCAGAAACTTCTGTAATTTCTAAAGAGGGATAATTTAAGATAGTCAACATTTCTAAATATCTTTCTGCATCTTCTTTCTCTTGAAAAATAAACAATACACTCTCTCCATATCTGTTGGAAACTGCATAGGCACCTTCTTGTTTTCCATTAGTTGAAGTTAGTATGTACATTTATATTACTTGAAATGCTTCTTGGTAAATTGAATTTAAAATATTTTTTACTTCTATCTTATTTAATTCAATTTCAGATTCATCAACATACTTTTTCAATAAAGAAAGAGTATCCTCATTTTCTACTTCATCTTCTGCATCAAAGTTATCATTAATCTCAACCTCTTCTATTACTTTAAGATCTTGTATATTTTGCTCTAATAGAAAATCTATAAATTTTTCGAACTTAACTTTATTTTCCTTTTTCTTCACTACTACTTTAACCATGCAATTTTCAAAATCTTGAAGATCATACAAAGCATCATCATAATAATAAATGATCTTGAACATTTCGTAAGGATTATTTATCCTGGTCATCTCATAAGTCTCAGTATCAAAAATAGTAAATCCTCTCTTATCATTATAATCTGACCAATAAAGTTGATATGGGTTTCCTAAGTAAAATATTTTCCCATCATCGCTTCTGGTGTGATAATGTCCAGTGAAGACCCTATCAAATCTATTAAATATTTTTTTGTCCATTCCATTGACCTGCAAGTGCCCCTTATGAACAACAAAGTCATTCAGTTCCAAATGGCCCATTACAACCTTTGCAGGGGTCTCTCTGATGGCATTCATGGTGGATTGCTCTCCTTCTGGAGTTATCCAGGGAAGCATTAAGATATCAGTATCTCCAATCTTTACAGTTTCTGGTTTAGTTATTACTTTTATATTTTTATATTCAGATAAAAGTAATATTGGACTGTTCAAGTCTGTGGTATTTTTATACACTATATCGTGATTTCCAACTGTCAAATATACATTATACTTTTTCAAAGGATCAAATATAACTCTTTTTGCCCAATCTATACTCCAGTAGTCTGACATTTTTCTGTTGTCAAACATATCTCCCATGTGAACAACTGTGTCAATTTTATACTCTTTTAATGCAGGAAAAAATACATTTTTGTAAAATTTTTCAAAATACTCATGAAAGGTTTTATTTCCTTTTTTAAAATTATAATGAGTATCAGTAATAATTGCTATGCGCATAATTAAGAAGTAAATCTATAATTGATATTATCTTTGATGCCATTCATATCAGAATAGTCTCCACCAAGATCAGATACATCTGCAGTAAACACTTGGTCAAATCCAGTCCTTTCTACTATTTTTGCCTTAATTTCTAGTTGCTTTTTCTCCTTTGCAATTCTCCTCAAAAAGGCATAGTATACTATCTGAGTAAAATATGCAAAAGGATTAGTTCTACTAATATCATAATTGTCTATGTATTGAATGCAGTTTTCAATACCATCACAAACCATTTCATCCTTAAACATATAATTAACAAAATTTGGTTTATATGCTAAATGATTTGCAATCCTTACAAAACAATCCCCTATGTAATTACTAACTTTAGGTTTAGGCATATTATTTTCCTTAGAAAACTCCACCTTCTTCCTATATTCAACTAGAGCAGAATAAAAATCTTTATTATTTACATAATGTTCAGATTTCTTTTTTGTCTTTTTCATTACTTCTAGTTGCATGTTTTTTAAATACCACTTAATTTAAGTTCATTATACACCATATAGAAAGAGTTGACAAATCAAAAAACCATGAGTAAAATAACTCTGTGGGGTTTGAAGATAATTAATAGCTAATAATTACTTAGTGTTATAGATATTCTCTAGAAAATTTCTTGCTTTATCAACCTTAGAAATAAATCCCATTTTTCTATCTAAGGACTTTTCTATGTCTCCTGATTGATTTAAGAATTTTCTATATATCCCTAATATCTTTTGAGACTTTACTTCAGTAATAGTTATAACATCAGAAAATTTAATAATGAACATTTCATCATCTGAAATATTTATCCATGGTTTAACTTTGTATGCCATGATATTAGATTTTTTCATCTCAACAATCTCAAAGACGACTGGATTATCTAAAATCAAAAAAATATCATCTTCCTCATGAGTAACACATACAAGTGAAAATACTTCTTCTCCAGATCTTAACTTTATAGAAGCATAAAAATCTTCTTCCATCATTTCTTAAAATTTATAGTTATTATTTCATAGTCAAAGTTTTCCTCATTATAGATTTTAATTCTTTCTATGAGGTGATTCAAAGTATAGTTTTTCTTTGATTTATATTTTATTTCATCAGCTATGTCATAAAGTGTTGCTGATGTTTTTTCCTTACCCTTCCTCAGGACTCTTCCAATTGACTGAAGGTTTCTGATTCTAGATTTGCTTGGCGATGCGAAGACAATATTGTGTAAGTTTCTAATATTGATACCTGTACTAAAAGTGCCATAAGAAGCAACAATAATTGCATTTGACTCCTCTTCGGTAATTTTTCTTACCATTTCTCTTTCTTCAGTATCCACTCCACCATGAATAAAAAATGTCTTTCTATTTTCACTGGTAAATTTATTTATTAGATTGAAAAGTGGCTCTCCATGAGAAGTTACACGATTAAACAATACCAAGGTATTGCCTTCTAATCCTATCACTAAATTTTTAATGAAGTTATTTCTTTTAGTATTATTGATTAAATATTGAACTTCTTCTTCATATTCATTGAACTCATTTTCTGGATGAGATAGAAGAAGAACTTTAATCTTTAAATCAGATAGATATCCTTTCTTTATTAGATCATCAGTTTTTATTAATTTATTAGTTGGACCAAATAACCCCTCTAAGACCAGTTTATGGGTCTGTGATCCATCCAATGTTCCAGTGAACCCAAATCTATATTTTGCATCATGAAGCTTGTCCATGATGCCTATGAGTGATTTAGATTTGAACTGGTGTGCTTCATCCCCTATCACTACATCATAATCACTAAAATAAGATTTATCCAGTTTGTATATAGATTGCCAAGTAGATATGGTTACTGGTAGATCTATATTTTTATCAGATCCTCCATAAATTTTATGACAGTATTTTTCAGAATCCCATCCATAATCTTCAAAGTCTTTGTACATCTGTTCTACCAATGATGTGGTTGGTACAACTAAAAGAATTTTTAAATTTTTTTCTACAAGGTATCTGACTATGGAATAAATCATTAAAGATTTTCCAGATGCTGTTGGAGATAGTAGTAACTTTCTCTTGTATTTTAAAGCATCAAACACTCCTTGTATTTGATAGTCTCTGGGTTCATGAGCACAAATACTTTTCATGTAATCAGTGACACCTTCTAAAGAAATGTGATCATCCACTTCTCCAGGAAGTCCATAGTACTTGTTATTTTTTAATTCAAATTTATAATTATGATTGTCACAGAATAAAATTAATTTATCTAATAGTCCTGAATATATCTCTCCAGTCTGCACATTAAATAATCGTATTTTACCATCCCAGTGCTTGCTTCTATATTGAGGCATAAATTTAGCACCAGGAACATCAAAGGTAAATTGATCACTTAACTCATACTTTATATGAGGTTCACATTCTACCTTCAAATAGATTTCATTTTTTTTGGATATGATAAGATCTGTCATACTACATTCCAGATTGGAACTTTAAAAATTCTATTGAGTTCTTAATTTGATAAGTTCTTGAAGAAATCATTTTCACAATTTCTTCCAAATATTTCAACATTGTATCATAATATTCTATTTTTATAAGAAGATTTGATAAGATTTCGTCTCCTTCCAAATATCTTGCTAGTCCTTCTTTGTCTCTAATCTTGTATGGAAAAGGATTTTGCTTATATACATCAGGATCTGCTTTTCCATTATAATAATTGTATCTTTCTAATTTTTTTTGTTTGTATTGAATTTCTGATTTTTTCCTTAATAGGGAAATATTATTGTACAGTTCATAATATTTTGCATGTAGTGTGGAAACTTTTAGAGACTCATTGTGTAAATCATCTATATTGATTTTTGAATCTTTCTCCCACATATTTTGAATTTCATCTAAAGAGATCATATTGGAGCATCAACTGTGTTAATTATCTTATAATAAGTATACTTGAAGGTTACTTGTGCAGTAAAGTAATTTATATTTTCTGAAGTTGCATCAAATTCCAAAGATGATAAGTATGTTGGAAATAGTCCTGTATATACAACTTTTGCAACTGGAGTAAAATTGCTTCCCAATATTTGCAATGTGCCATCTGAGGTTTCAAAAAAATTAGATTTTTGAGATTGATAATTTTCTTTTACTTTAGACTCTTTAAAATCTTTGTATTGTTCTAGACTTTCTGGAAATCCCAATCCCCTCATCCAATTTTGAATGGCATTATAGTTTTCTAGATATTCATCTACAATAAATCTAAGATTGAAATCTTCAAAATTCATTTTATCTCCAGGTATGTCAATATTTTTTCCATACCTAGTCATCATTGCTGAACCTAAAGTTATTGCAGGAATATTTGCAAAGTTTGAAAAAAAATCTACCTTTGGTTCTTCTGCTAAATTAAATTTAAATCCAGTTGGAGATAAAAAATTTCTATTTGATATTTGACTTGCCCAAGCACTATTAGTCATAACATTTGTTTTATTACTATTTATTTGCATAAAAAAGACCCCCTTTTGGGGGTCTTGATATTTGTGAGAAAAACTCACATAAGGTTCTTAACCTGTACTCTTCTGTAGTATCTGTTAGTATTCTGTTGAATTCTACCAGCACCAACTGAAGTTCCTTCAGCAAATGGATTTGCAACCATTCCATATCTGGTCTTAAATCCAATTTTTGGTTGGAAGGTATCCTGTCCAACTGCACGTACCATCTGTAGAGGTACATATGGGCAGTAGAAGAGACCAGCATCATAAGGGTTAGTTCCCTTATAACCAACAACATAATACTGCTCAGCAGCAAGGTTGGCAGAATATGGGTCAATGTAAACTCTGAACTTACCATTGAGAACACCAGCAAAAGTATTGCCAGTATCATCAACATTCAGGTTAGCATTAAGTGCTGGGGTATAGTCAAGGAGACCTGCCATTGTGAGTGCAGAAGCAACATCAGCAGAGCAAAGGATCACATTACCCTTTCCTCTACGAGTTCTCTGTGCAATAGCATTAGCATCTCTTTCAAGTTGGAAGAGAAGACCCTTGAACTTTTCAACTGACCATCTACCATTTGAGTCAATATCTAGATCAAAGATGCCTGCATTAGCAACATTAGTCTGAGCACCAGTTTCTGCAATCTTATAGATGGTTCTGATAACTTCTCTATTGATTTCAGCTAGGATTTCAGTTGAAAGAATGTTTGCTAACTCAGCTTCAGCATCAAGACCATGGATTGCCTTAAGGTCTTGTGCCAGTTCTAGAGTATACTCAGCTTTGAGTGCTCTGCTCTTTGCAGTAACAGAGATCTTCTCAATGCTGAATGCCATCTGGTTGAACTGATCACCTTCAGCACCACCAAGAGCCTCAGCAGACTGAGTTGACATACCTTGTCCAACTCTGTAATCATTTCCTACAGCACCTGCACTGTTAAGAAGAGCTGGGTTAGATCCTGCTGCAAGACCACCTGCAACAAATCCAGTTGTACCAAAACCTACAGAAACTCCACCATCAGATCCACCAGTGTAATCACCTTGTGAAAGGTTGAACCCATCATCTTGTGCTGAGTATGCAGTATCTGGTTCGTTGAATAGAGCTTCTTCTCCATTCTGATTTACATACTTGCTTCTCATTGCAAAGATAAGTCCAGTAGGACCATTCATTGGCTGAACACCAGCAAGATCATATGCAACCAGATTAGGCATTGAA